TTTTCAGGTCGTCCAAGTATTTCTGGCGCAATTGGTAATGGAGTTCAAGTTCACAACATTGGAGTTCCGATCGCACAAGTTGGTCCAGGACATTTGTCGGTGGGTGGATCCGCTGCATTTGTGGGTGGACGAACATACAATCCGTCTGTTGGAATCAGTTGGGGGGGTCGCTTTTAATTTTTTTTTTTTTTTTGAGATTATTATGATTTTTTTATGTTTTGTCTCACTATAAAAAAATTGAAAAATTAAACTGTTTGAACAGTCGAAATGTAAATAGTGTAAAGTAACTACCCGATTAAAAATAATATCGCTAAACTTTTACCACAAATGTCATTTCAAAACAAGCCTGCTGGAATCGTATGCCCTCCGCCGCGTCCGATGATTACACCACAAAGCATGTCTTCGAATATGCCACGACCATCAGTGAAGTAATCAAAAATTGATGATCGTTTTTTTTTATTCAAAAAAAAGTTATTTGAGTAAATGCTGTCATTATTTTATCAAATAAAAATAATAAAAATTGAAAAACAAATTGTCTAAAGAATTAAAGAATTAAAATATAAACAATATAATAATCACAAATAATAACACAATATTATTAATTTTTACTAAAATGAGCGAAAAAGGATGTGGTAATTTCAATTGGGATGCTGCAAGTGCAGCAAGGAAAGCAACATCGGATTTGACATTGTCAGTTGGAGTGGGTGTGGTTTCTGTTTCAAAACCAATCACTGGACCTAATAATTCATCCATGGATGCATATCGCAATTGTTCAAATTGCCATACGCATTTTAATTTCCATAAATAATTTTTTTATGAATAAATAAATAATTTTATTTTGTATTTAATTTTTTATTGTATACTAAGTAATAAATTAAATTTTAGTTGATACCTTGTTAATTTATCTCGTAATTTTGCAACATATAGAGCGGATGATTGATATTTATATCTCTCTATTATTTTTTTCTCCATTTCTGATAAAATTTTGTCCTTATTGTCATCAACCATTTTTTGCCATTCCGGAACCATGCTTAAATAATTATTCATATTATTGATTCCTTTTTGTGTGCTCCATAATTCAAATGGAACTGATGTATAACCATTTTTATTCGCACATTCCATTTTATATTTATCTGTTTTTTGAATTTCTTCTGGTGATTTCCAATTGCGAACTTGTATGAAATGTTGCCCACCATCTAATTCAATTACAAAACAACTTTTATATGAACACCAATGACCAATTTTTATGTTATATGCACTCATTTCTATTTCATGATTACATTCATTGCAATCGAACAAAAATTTTTTGACACGATTTCAAGCATATCTTTTTTACCATAAACTAATTTGCAAATTTATATTTTTTATTGAACATAAATTTTTCAATTTTTATATTTTCATGATTATTTATAATAATTTATGATGATTCATGATGACAAATGAGCATAATTACCTTAATGGAACCCATATATGTGAGTATGGAGAATACACGTTTCTAAATGCTGGTGTGAACAAATTGCGCAGACGATAAATACTTGGATTATACCACCAATACCATAAATAATTGTTAGCGTATTGTTTTTTGCGAATATAACGTAAATAATCATCAACATCTTCTAAATCATTTGAACTGGACGAGGAAGACGATGAATCTTTATAGCGTTTTTTCTTTTTGTCATCTTCGTCACCTCCGCCATTTTGAATATTTTTAACTTGGCGTTGCATTTTAGCGGATGCTTCCATTGCTTGTTTGCGTTCTTCTGCAGTGGTATTTTTCATAACATGATTTGTTATGTTATCGATTTGATATTCGACATTTTTCCTTCCTTCTGGCTTTTCTTTAACAGAAAAAAATTCTTCCTTGTCGCCTCCTTTTATTGTGAAGGCAAATATTGGCAAATTATCCATAAAAACTTTGTTATCAACAGTCAATGTTTCCCAGAATTGTTTGGCTGCTTCCTCGGCTGATGAAGCTTCATATTCTGTTTTTATTGTTCCGCCCATTACAGGATTTACAACAACATACTTTACCATTTTATTATATTATATATCTATATTTTTTTATTGTCAAAAATATTGAAATTAAATAATTTAAGCATAAAAACGATATATAAAAAATCGAACGACATATTCATATAAAATGCCTAGTAAATTACTTAACATTTCGACAAATAATATAGCAACATTTAAATCATTGTGCAAATTGTTAGAAGACATAACTGATGATGAAGTAAATTTTATATTCAAAAAATGTCCAAATTTTAATAAAATAAAAAAAGTCTTATATTCCGACAGTGACAAAAGTGAAAGCGAAAGTGAAGATGACAATGAAAAACATAAAAAAATAAAAGGAGGGTTAGTATTAAGGGTTATTAATTTGCATCAAACATTGATTGCAACAATTAAACTTAATGTGACAAATTTTACAAATTTTATTATTAATGATAACGAATTTTCATTCTGGGTTAGTATAACCGAATTAAATAAATGCTTATCAGATACAGAATCAGACAATTATCAATTGTGCTTTCATGTTATGGAGGATGATGATAAAATTTTACATATGAATTTAAAACATATTGAAAATGATGATCGTCGTGAATCATATTCATTAATGTTTATGGAAAATGATGTGGATATTCCCGATATTCCAAAAATAGAATTTGCATATTCTCTCGTAATTTCAACAGTATCGTTTAAAAAAATTTGTGCAAAGGCGAAAAAATTTAGTGATGCAATTACAATTTGTTGTGATTCCGATAGAGTTATATTCGAATATTCATCGCAAGCTGGAAAACCATGCGTGATATCGTATGGCAAGGATGATGGAATAATCATAAAAAATCATAAAAGTAAAGAAAAAAAAATAGCCTCAACATTTTTAATAGATGATATGTTGTGTTTAAAAAATTCAACATCATTTTCTGATGCAATGACATTATTTATGGGTCATGAAACTCCATTATTTGTTTGTTATTCAATAAATAACAAAGACGGTAACGATGATTTAATAGCATTGGGACAAATGATGGTATGTATATCCCCAAAAATAAGTGATAATATGTCAAATACATATCACGAAAATACAAAGGATCTATACAAGGATAAAAAGGCAATTATGAAATAATTTTTTACAAAGCTTAAAGAATTGTAAATATGATATCTCAAATGAGTAAAGAAAAAACAGAAGTTAATAAAATTGTATCGATAAAAACAGAACAAGGCTATGATTTTAAAATGTTGATTGATGTTTTAAAGGAAAATTTAACTGAAGTTAATTTTGCTTTTATCGGAGACACAGAAAGAAAAGGATCAGCAACAGACACAGATACACAAGCAAAGAAAAAAAATCCTGGTGGAATTCGTATAGTAGCTTTGGATGAACATTTAACATTGATTATTTATGTGAAATTGAATTCATCAAATTTTGTCGAATATTATACAAAATATCCAATTTATAATGCTGGTTTGGACTTGAGAGAATTGCATAAATTTATGAAGAATGTTGATAGAGATAGTATCATGACAATTTCCATTGATAAGGATGATGAGCAATTGATCGAATTCAATTTGCAAAATACTGTGAAAGGAACAACGACAACATATAAACAAAAATTGATGGATATTGATGATGATTCACAACAAATTCCACAGGAAACAAATTTTGATATAACAGTTAAAATTGATACGCAAGATTTTAGAACGACATGCACACAAATGAGTCAATACTCAGAATATGTCGAGATTATTTGTACAAAGAATGAAATTACCTTTAAATGTTTGGGAGATCAAAACCAATATGATAAAGTATTTACGAATAATGAAAATGGATGTGTGCAAATTTTGTGCACAAATGATACAGGAAAAAAACAAGTTATAGTCCAAGCAATTTATAATTTAAAACATTTGTTATCATTTGGAAAATGTGTTAATTTGTGTCACGATATGCAATTGTATTTAAGAAATGACTATCCATTGTTTATTCGATATTCTATTGGTAATTTAGGAAAAATGTTGGTGGGTTTGGCTCAATTTGACACAAAAACGATTAAGCAAAGTGCTGATAAAAATGATCGTTATTATACAGCTCGCAAATAATTTTATTTTTTATATATTTGACTTGCTATTTCGAATGAAATAACAAAAGTTATTAATATTGCTATAATAGCAATATGCAAAACATTAATATTTTCCCATATTGACACTGCTAAAACATTATCAATATCGCATTGTTTTATTATTTGCAAACCATGATTATTATATATTTTATCAACTTGTTCACTTGTATTTTTTTGAATTTCTTGAATTACTTTGTGTTCTCCATTTATGAATTGTTCCATTTTATATATTACTCGACATTTATTTTTTTGCAAAAAAATAAAAATTGATAATTCAAAAGCAAATATATAAAGGAAAAAAACTAATGAAAATATATATGAGTATTGTCATAAACAAATTTGGATATTTGACAAAAGATGGCAAAAGAGATTTGCAAAAACAAAATGAATTAAAGGAAAAAAAAAGAATTGAACGCAAGGACAAAAACTCTGACAAAAAAAAAGAACAAGAACACAACCAAAAACAAGAAAATACAACAAATCAAAAACAAGAAAATACAACAAACCAAAAACAAGAAAATACAACAAACCAAAAACAAGAAAATACAACGAACAAAATACAAAAATTACAACATATTTACAAAAAGTCTGAAACAAAAGAATTGGATTTTGGTGACAATATGTTTTTGAATAGTCAATATACGGTTTGGGTTCATCGCAATGATTGCACTGATTGGACAGAATCAAGTTATAAATCAATTTATGTTATTAACAGTATAGGTTCATTTTGGAAATTTTTTAATAATTTCTATGCATTGAACAAAGAGGAAAATCAGTTTTTCATAATGAAAGATAAAATAAAACCAATTTGGGAAGATAACAACAATCGCAATGGTGGGTGTTACTCAATGAAACTTGATTGTTATGATAAAAACAGCAAGGATGATTTGGCATCGGAGGTTATGATAAGTTTATGTATTCTTATAATGAATGAAAGTCTTGTTCCTGAAAATAATATGATCAATGGAATATCATATTCAATCAAAAATAAAAGTGTTTTGATTAAAATTTGGACAAGAAATTTTAATTACAATATGGAAGAAAAATTTCCAAAAGGATTATTATCAAAATTCAACAGTGTTGTTAAAAATAGAATTTCGTTCAGAAGAAGTGAAATTGTTGTAGCGGCGAGATATACTCCAATCAAACCGGAATATGAAATACAAAATTAAATTTATATTTTTATAATATAGCATGAATATTATATTGCTAATTACGGAAGAAAATGAACATTTAACATAGAGAAATTGATACAGGATGTAAAAATATGGGTGATCAAAATACTATCGCATATTTAAACAGAATTTTTAGATTGGAACAAGGACAAACAAAATGCAGATATCAATCCAGCCAATTGTATATTTTCATTTTGACACATTGCCAAGTTAGTTTCAATTGTTCTTAAATTTAATATCAATTTGACAACATCGATATTATTTGTATTATTAGTAAAATATTGCCCAATGTATACATTAAATAATTCGTTGATAATATTAATTAATGAATATCCATTTAAACGAATTATTTTATTGATATCATAATATGCATCTTTTATATTTTTTTTAATGAGAATATTATTTATTTTATCAATATCTTCATCAGTTGGATATCCAGTACATTTGCTGATATTCGCATTATTTACTTTATCAAATGCCATATGTGTTGCTTGCAATGTATTTATAACTATTCTCATATCACCATTTGCTATTTTTATTAATGCATCAACACCATCATTTGTTATTTCGAACTTTATATTCGAAACAATTTCATTTATTTTTGTTTTTATTGATGCATGTTTTAAAGGTGAAAATTTAAATGCAACACATCGCGATATAATACGATGATCTATTTTTTTAATATAATTACATATTAAGCAAAAACGTGCATTGTGCATATAGGATTGTATAATATGAACTAACATTGATTGAGCTTCTGATGTCATAGCATCAGCTTCGTCCAATATAACCAATTTAAATTTTGCATCATTTTCCCCGACGAATACTGGTTTTGCTGTTACAAAATTTTTAATTTTATTCCTGACAATATCAATACCCCTTTCTTCTGATGCATTGATGTCTAATACCATTAATGGATAATTGTTTCCATATAACTCTTTTGCACATGACATTATGATGGATGTTTTGCCGGTTCCAGGTGGTCCAGATAATAGCAAATGTGGAAATTGTTTTTTTTTGATAAGTTCATTTAATGCAAATGTTAATTTTCCATGATCAACTACTTCATTTAATTTTTTTGGTCTGAAACGTTCAACCCATGGTAAGCATTCATATTCTTTTTGAACGGGCTCTGTTTGTCTAAATTCATCAATCCAATCCATCATTTCCAAATGAGCAGAATTTAAATTTTGTTTTTCTTTTGGCTTGATCAATTTTGTTTTTTTTTTTGATATCTTCAGAGTTTTCTCCTCATCTGAATTTTTTTCTTGGTCTGATTCTTCAATTACTTTTTTATATCTCATTTTAAAGCTTTTTTACATATATTTTTTATTTTTTATATAATGATTATTAAAAAAATTCAATATTTTTGTTGCGATACTTTTTGCGAGTAATTTGTTTCAATCCAATTATTTGCAATGGAAACAACGTTAAAATATATAGAGGAGACAACAAAAATATTTTATTACCAATAACACCAAAAGGTTTTGACCCAACAAAACAATATGATAATTTATCAAGTGTATTTACTGATGTCTAAAAACTATTTATTTGCGCTCTCATAATACTTAAATTTATGATGACATTATATAAATAAAACAAAATGTCATATTTCTCATTTTTCGATAAATTGTTTTATTACGTAAAATATAAAATTGATAAAAATAAATTGTCAAATCCGTATATTAGTGTAATAATTAATGACAACACGGATAAAACATCTATCGCAACAAGCACACAAAATATGAATAAAATTTTTAATGGAGAAAATAAAACTTTTGGAAATTTTAATGCTACAAAAAAAGTCTTGATTTATTATCATGGAGGAGATAGATCATTTTACACTATTATTAATGCTATATCATATTATGATATACATGATAAAATTATGAAAATTGCGATTGATTCAACAAAATATAAAAAAAAAAATTTTTGCAAGTCAAAAACAAAAACAATAAAATCAATTAATTTTGTTAAAAATGATGACAGTGAGATTGATATTGTTGAAATAATAAATCAATTTATTGAAGTTGACACGAATATATTATTTGATGATGTTTGTTTATTAATGCATATAGATAAGTATGATGTTAAATCAATAAATATTTTGTACTTTGATAATGAAGATTTTGAAGAAAAAAATATTGTTTTTAAATATACCAATCAAAACATAAACATAATAAATAATTATATGTGATTTTCTTTATAATATATTTTTCTTCACTGTTGTGAATAAAAATATTGAAATTTTAATGGTTAATATAAAAATATATATAAAAAAATGCGAATATAATATAATAATGGACACGGAAATCTACACAACTGACGTTGATACCATCAGACCAATTTGGAAAATTAGGTTTGATATTCTGGGGAATGAAGAAATCAAACGTATTTCCGCTATGAAAGATACGAATGGTATTGAAATTGTCGATCTGTTTGATAATTCTGAGCCCAAAAGAGGTGGCTTGATAGATTTGCGTATGGGAACAACGTCAAATGAACATAGATGTGTTACATGTGGATTGAGTAATAATTATTGCATTGGACATTCATCACATATTAATTTAGCAGAAAGTTGCTTTCATCCAGGTTATTTACCAAAAGTAACGAAAATTTTATCATGTGTTTGCATAAATTGTTCAAAAATTTTGTTAAATAAAAATGAATTAGAATTGAAAATGAAAACAAAAACACCAAAAGAACGTTTGGCACATGTTGTAAATGCATGTAAAACGGTTAGTCATTGTCAAAAAGCGAATTTTGGTTGCGGAACACCTCATCCAAAACTCAAATATGATGTTGAAAAACGCAATGGTGGAATTTCAATTATCGCAGAATTTGAATTAGACCAAAATACAGAAGAAGCGAAAAGCGCTGATTTTGTAAAAACAAAAACCAAATTAGTATTGACTGCTGAAATGGTCTATGAAATTTTAAAAAATATATCTGATGAGGATTGTGAACTTATGGGATTGGATCCTGTGAGAACGCGCCCTGAATATATGATTCATAAGACAATGTTTGTTCCACCCGTTCAAATGAGACCATCGGCAAGAGGTGAATTTGCTGGCGGTATGATTATTGCTGATGATTTAACATTAAAATTAGCTGATATCATAAAAAGTAATTTGCGCATTATTAAGAACAAAGAAAATCATTCAGATAACAATACGCGATTTCATGGCGATTATGCACATTTGCTACAATATCATGTTGCAACATATATGGAAAATGAAGCATTGGGTATGGTAAAAGCAGAACAAAAAGGACGCGCCATAAAATCCGCAGCGTCACGTCTGAAAGGGAAGTTTGGTAGAATTAGAGGTAATCTAATGGGTAAGAGAGGTGATTTCACAGCACGTACTGTTATTACAGCTGATCCAAGTGTGGATCATAGGGAAATGCGTGTTCCAGTTGCGATAGCACAGGATTTAACATTTCCAGAGACAGTTACACCAGATAATTATGAACGTTTAACGGCTCTTGTTTCAAGAGGCGCTGACAATTATCCTGGTGCGAATATTGTTATTAAATTGAGTGAATATGCTCCAGGAAAAAAGCTATCTCTCATAGGATTAAGATATCGCGAAGAAGGTGTAACTTTACATTATGGAGATATCGTGGAAAGACATTTAATTGATGGCGATTATGTAATATTGAATCGTCAACCGACATTGCACAAACAAAGTATGATGGCAATGCGAATCAAGGTTGTAAATGACGCGAGTTTGATGACATTTGGCTTGAGCGCTTCAGTTACAAAACCATTTAATGCTGATTTTGATGGCGATTTTTTGATGTTCATTTTGTCGCCAACAGTGGACTGCTTATAAAGTTACCAAACATACTTTATAGGGAAGACAGTGTAAGTTTGGTCAAAGATATAATCCGCTAGTGAAATGCAAAAAAATGCATTTTGCAAAATATCCAAATTGTTCGGGAACTGCTTAAAGCTCAGTATACCATCTCATATTTCGAAAGATTATGAGGACGACGCATAATGGCGTTGATTGATTTGTTTGTTGGAAATATAAAAATTGATAGATAATAATATAATGAATAACATTAACAATAAATTATCGGAAATGGAAGAATACGAGAATAAAATATTAAAATTGACCGAAAAAGAAGAAGTGAAAGGATTAATTTATGTTATTACGAACACGTTAACAAAAAAATGTTATATAGGACAAACAAGAACACATATATTAAATAAAAACAAATATAGACCATTTGGTATTATTGGACGTCTAAATGGTCATTTCAGTGAAGCAATCACAAATACGAAACAAAAAAATCAATCAACATATTTAAATAATTCTATTCGAAAATATGGAAAAGAAGTATTCGTTGTTGAATTGATTGAAACGTGTAGAATAGAATCACTTGATGATAAAGAAGCGTATTATATTAAAAAAAACGACACATTATATCCAAATGGATACAATCTTAGAGCAGGAAATCATGAATTTTCTAAAATTATTATTAAAAATAATGCTGAATTTAAAATTCCAACAAAGCGAGGAAGAGAATTTGGTTTTAAGCATAATGATACAACCATTAATAAAATGAAAAAATATTATGAAACTGCTGATGCAGACGCATTAAATAAAAAATCATCAATTATGCAAAATTCAATCATTGAACATTTTTCAAAGAAGCGTGCAGAAACATTAGCAAATTCAGACATAATATTTGATGATAATTTTGCTGATTTAATAAGACCAAGAAGAAATAAAAATGGCGAAATAGTATCATATGTAATAAGATATAAACGTAAAAAATATTGCAATATAGAAAATAAAAAATTAACACCAGACGAAATTTATAAAATGTTATATGATAATGTAAAAAATGCATATGAAATACAAAAATCACGAACAAACGAGGTAAAAATTACTGAGATGAACTCGAAAGAGTAAAATAGCAAACCCGCAGCCACCATCCTAAACTCGATAAGGCAAGAGCATGGATGGGGTTCAGAGACTTGACGGATATTGGGCGAAAATGATGGTTTAGCCAACCTGATTCGTCATAAGGTAAAGTCCGATTATCTATTGAAAAATAGATCGTAGTAAATTATATATTATGATGATGTATGATCATAATATATAATTTATTAATTTTGGAAATGAATATTTTTCTCCCACAATCAATTCAAACGCTCGTAGAATTGCAAGAGATCGCAGCAGCCGATTTGCAATTTATCCATCCATCTGTATCAAAATCAAGTATTGGTATTGTGCAAGATGGTTTGATTGGGATTTACAACCTAACTTCGCCGACAGTAAATGTCGATTGGCGAAATGCTATGAATATGATGTCGTATACATCATTGGAAGATTTTACAAAAATACCAAAGAATACAGATATTGATGGATCAAAATTGTATTCAATGATTATTCCAAATAAAGTCAATTTGTCCACAAGTACATTGAAAGTTGTCAATGGAACGATTGCAGAAGGACGCATAACAACCAAAAATCTTGGATTCAAAGAAAAGAATACATTGATTCAATTGGTGTGGGATGAGTATGGTAAAGAAATGACGGAAAACTTTATCGATGATACACAACGGTTAGCCAATAATTATAATTTGTGGCATGGATTCTCCGTTGGATATGGCGATATTGAAAGACCGCCAGAAATGTTATCACAGATCGATAAAATTTTCGAAACAAAACGATCAGACATTCAACATTTGATAACAAAGGTTGAAAACAATCCAGATTTTATGAAAAAAGATGCATTGGAAATGAAAATGTATAGCACATTAAAGAGCATTAATGAAGAAGTACAAAAATTAGTATTAAATACATTATCAGATACCAATGGATTCAAAGTTATGGCACAATCTGGATCAAAAGGTAAAGCTGATAATGTAGGACAAATGATGGGATGTTTAGGATTGCATGCTTTTGAGGGCAAGTTAATTCCCAAAAAATATAATGAAAGAACTTTGCCGTATTATCATATTAATGATGATTTGCCAGAATCACGCGGATTAACGCGGCGAAGTTTTATTGAGGGATTGGAATGGCAAGATTTCATTTATCAAATGCTCCATGGACGTTCCGGATTGATTGATAGCGCTGTTAAAACCGCGGAAACAGGTTTTTATATGCCTGAAAACCCTTAAAGATTGCATTTTAAATGAAAAAAATAAAAACGTAAAAACATATTATATAATATGTTAAATTATAAAATGTAATTACAAATAATGCGTTTTTGGTAACATAAACGCGAGGGTTAGTCTGATTAGTTTTTAAACCTTAAAATTGCTGAACCGTTGTGGCGGAATGCAATCCAAAAATCAGGCGAGATACGTGAAAACGGTCAATATCTAACCGAAGAGGAAGACCGTGGGTGACCACAAAATAATGTTTATCATTATGATCATCCCTACAGAACGCGTCGGATTCATGGTAACATGAGTAGTTAGAATAAATTCTAATAAGACCGACTATGGCACGTATCGGTGTTCTACAAAATGAAGTTAATATTTTCATTGCGGGAATGCTTAATGTACGTTCGGATTCCGGCATTATCATTTTTGATAATGGGAACTACAAATATTATATTTATATGATATTTGCGAGAACAACTTGATGTCGGTTCAAATAATAGTCAAGTTGGCTGGAATTGTATATGCAGCGCAAATTAGTGAAATCATTGGAAGACGTTATGATAAAATATGATGGTACGGTACGCAATGCAACGGAATCAATCATACAATTAATCTATGGTGATTCTGGTGCTGACACTATATCGCAATTTGATTATGAAATATCATTTTTGAAAATGAATAATGAATTATTGCAACAAACTCATAAATTCACTGATCAAGAATTAAAAAACTTTAATTTCACATCAAAAGATAATGATCAATATTATGAAATGATAAAATCATTGCGCGATAAAATTCGCATAAATGTTCAAAAAGCAAAATTGGATTATATGGGTGAATATGTTAATTTCATGATTCCAATCAATTTGACGCGTATTACGGAAGAATTGAAAGAAAATAAGGAAAAAAATAAGAAAGATGATTTAACACCTAAACATATTATTGATAGTATTGAGGATTTATTGACAAATAAGAAAACAACATTGGTATGTATGAAAAAGAAAGATGCCAATGATAAAACATCATTTAAATATCGTGATGAACAATCACACAAAACAATTTTAAGGGCGGCATTGTTCAATGCATTTTCACCAAAGAAAGTGTTATTGGACTACAACATGACAAAAGATAAATTTGATAATATGATGGAGTTTATTTCAAAAAGCTTTAGAAAGAATATGGTTGAACCTGGCGAAATGGTTGGTGTTATAGCAGCAACAGCCACAGGTGAACCATTAACACAAATGAACTTGAACTCTTTCCATCAATCTGGTGTTGCACGTATGACTGCTACAACTCAAGGTGTACCGCGCATGAGAGAAGTTTTTAGTGTTACGAAAAACTTGAGAACACCACAAATGATGATTTATTTGAATGAAAATGTTAAAAATAAAAAAGAAATAGCAAATCAAATAGCATCGAACATTAAGTATACAACATTCGGCGAAGTTCGAGAACGTATTAATATATATTATGATCCAAAGCCCAAAATAAATGAAGGATTTATGAAATCTGATAATATTATGCCAATATCTTTTTCACAAAAAGGAAATAAAAATAATTGCCAAGCAGATATTTCGGGATTGCCATGGTTATTACGTGTCGAAATCAATCGCGAAAAAATGGCTGAAAAGGAAATTACATTATTGGACATAACAAGTCAATTTTGCAATTGGTGGTCCATTCGATTTATTGATGCTAAAAATTTACGTAAAGAAGAGCGTCGCGTTATGAATAAGATAACTCAATTGTCAGTTTTGAGCAATTCTGATAATGATAAAGAAATGGTTATTCATATTAGATTTAATGTTAAAGATAATGATAAAGATAAATTTGATTTAAATACAATTAATGATTTTATTACATTTGTATTGGACAAATTTAAATTAAAAGGCAACTTAGGCATCAATGATATTACGGCGATACCAGAAGATAAAATGATAGTATACGATTCCAAAACTGGTGATACAAAAATAGAAAGTGAATATGTCATTTATACCAATGGAGTTAATTTAACGGATATACGATATTTTACTGGAATAGATCTCAACAGAACAATTTCAAATGACATTGTCCAAGTATACAATACTTTTGGAATTGAAGTAGCAAGATCCGTGTTATTAAAAGAAATTTTCACAGCATATTCCACGCAAGGACAAGAAGTTAATTATCAACATATAGCAATCATTGTTGATCGTATGACAATGACAGGGTCTATTAATTCAATTGATCGTCATGGATTAAATAAATCCGACTCTGATCCATTGGGACGCGCTTCTTTTGAGAAACCCGTGGAACAATTATGGAATGCGGCTATTTTCCATGAAGATGATAATATTAAGGGTGTTTCAGCGCGCATTATGTGCGGTCAAGTTATTAATGGTGGAACAGGTTATTGCGACATATTATTGGATCATGAAATGTTTGAGAAAGCTGATTATGTGGAATCAGAATATAATAAAAAATTCACGGAATTAAGATCAGAAACAACAACGGCTGATATATTGAATAAAGATAATGACGATGTATTTATGCCAATGTAATTTAGTGAATTCGTTTATTGATAATTATTTTTTTTGTATAAATTTTGTTAAGTTTATTTATATGGAAACATTTGTTATATTGCCAAATCAACTATTTGAAATAAAATATTTAGATAAAAAATATAAATACGTCATATACGAACATCCTCATTATTTTAAATCATTTAATTACAATAAAAAAAAGCTAATATTACACAGAGGATCAATGCAATATTATTATGAATATTTGAAAGATAAAAAATTTGATGTAAAATATATTGAATTCTATGATAAATTTGATATTAAAGAGTACGTATTATTCGATCCAATTGATAAAATTGACTTAAAAGGAAAATACACAATGTTTGATTCTCCTAATTTTTTATTGGCAAATAAACTATGCAAAAAATACAGAGAAAAAACAGAAAACTTTTTTTTTAATGCTTTTTATATGTGGAGTAAAAAACAATTAAAAATTATTCCAAATGTAAAATCCAAGGATAAAGAAAATAGAAATAAGATGCCGAATGATATTAAAATTCCAAAAATACCTTCCAATAATTCCGATGAAAAATACATTACAAAAGGTGTCGAATTTGTAAAAAAATATTTTGATAAAAATAATGGAAACACATCCAATTTTATGTTTCCATTGACTCATGCCACCGCAAAACAATGGTTGGTATTTTTTATAAAATCAAAAGCGGAAAATTTTGGTGATTATCAGGATGCTATATCACAAAAAAATAATACTTTATTCCATTCATTGCTTTCAACATCAATAAATATTGGTTTGTTGCAACCAAAAGATGTCATTGATGAAATATTAAAGAATAAAAAAAATATTTCGATGAATAGTTTGGAAGGTTTTATACGACAATTATTTTGGAGAGAATACCAAAGATATTGCTATGAATATTATAATTTCAATAATAAAAACTATTTTGGAAATAATAAAAAATTAGATAAGAATTGGTACAATGGAACAACCGGCATTTTACCAATAGATAATTGTATTAAAATTGGTTTTGATACTGGTTATTTGCATCATATTGAAAGATTAATGATAATCGGAAATTCTATGAATCTTTATGGAATTCATCCAAATGAAGGTTTCAAGTGGTTTATGGAATTTTCTTGCGATAGCTATCTTTGGGTTATGCATCAAAATGTTTATGATATGGTTTTTTTTGTTTCTGGAGGAAAAACAATGAGAAGACCTTATATTTCGTCGAGTAATTATATTCTCAAAATGAGTGATTATAAAAAAGATAATTGGTGTGATGAATGGGATAAATTATATAATGATTTCCTAAAGAAAAATAAAGATAAACTAATGAAATTTAGATATTATTTTAGAGGATTGAAAGATGTTTAATTATTCATTAAATTTATATTCCACAAGAACTTTTATATGCATTGACTTTTATCTGTTATTTTTGAAAAAAATATATCCTTTTGTTGCAAACTTTTATTACACCATATTTTTATATTTATTCAGTATACAAAAATATAATGAATAATGATGATATAATAAATACCAATAAAAATTTGTCGATTGCAAATACTTTGGTGTTGAGATTTGATTTTTATAAAAAAATTTCACAAGTATGTGGCGCAAAAGAATGGGAAAGTATGGATCAAATAAAAAAAGAAAAATCAATAAAAAATAAATTTAAGGATGCAAAAATGCTTGATTATACATTCAACAACACCAATTAATATTTTAGTTCTTGATGCAATTGCGATAATTCATTATAAACTATACACGCGATTTACCCATGCATCCCCTTGTGGACTGCATGATCCAGCTGGACCCAAAGATTTATATATCGGTGAATTCAAATTTGGTTCATTCATTGTATAACATTCATCTCCATTCTGTAATGCAAATACATTGGCATTAACTGTATTTGCGCGAGTTCTGCATGATTCGATAGTGTGTACACCATCAGCTCTGTTTGGTATCATTCGAGTTTCATTATCCTTCCAACAACCAGCATCCTTCCACCTACTAACTTCTGCAAGACGCTCTTTCATCACTCTATCGGTGTTATTATTATCACTGTCAGATGCATAAAGTGTCACATTATTAATCCATCCACTTCCCAATGGTTCGCACATTCCGCCGACAGGACCATATTTCATAAAGTCTAAACCATTACCAATAAAACATTCCCCTCCATCTTGCATAGCAGCCACCGTTGCATTTTGCGATATTGCATAATTTTGACAATCAGCCATCGATCGCATTGGCACAGACGTTGCTGATATAGCACGATCATTTTTATCAATCCAACATCCTTTATTTCGCCATATTTTCTGTGGTTGTGCTGGTGTTGATGTTGGTGTTGGCGTTGTTGGCGTTGTTGGCGTTGTTGGCGTTGTTGTTGCTGACTGTTTTGCAGTCTCTTGAGTTGGTGTTGCTGAATTTGATGATCCGAGAGTAAAATATAAAATGGCACCAATAATTGCAGCAATGATAATTATGACAACTACAATTATAATTACTGTCGTTTTTTTCATGTTTTATATATTTATAAGATAAAAAATACATTTTTGCTTAAAAAAATTTAAAATTGTTTTGGCTACAGAAAATGCGGAAAAATAATATAATATAAAAACAATAAACTCAACTATCTTGAATAGAAATACAACATGATTTTTCATCCTTTCACTTCTTGAATCCGCCAAGACCCACTATGATAAAAGCAAGTGGAGCAACAATAATTAATTCAATAATTAAAATTATCCACATAAATGTGTTAATGTTCGAAGGCGTTGTGTTGGGACAATCTCTCCAAAACATAACGGATCCTGTGATTGTCCATGCAAGATTGAAAACGGAAATCAACATTGAAACACATCCACTTGCACATATTGTTATGTCCATGTTGCTACACATAGCAGCAACTAAAGTAGCAACGACAATCGCAAAAATTAATTGTGTTACACCTTCAACAATAAGCCATGTTTCAATGCCGATGGTACTGCCAAGTCTTGGTTCACTGTCATACATGACCTGTGTTGTAACGTTTGTTATGCTGTTTGTCACATTGATAGTGACAGGATTACACATCACATTGTGACGATAGGTTCCTGCGTATGCCAGCACTGTAATAGGAAGTACAGACAATAGAATTAGCATAAAAATTCCACAACACATACCAAGTTTCCTTTTGTCAGAATCGTCACCAAAGGTACTTTCGGGACCGTTGGGAATATTGTAAACACGTTTCGCGGCGAAAGGATCAGATACAGAAATTTCAACGGACATTGGAGCTTGAATTTTATTTGGCAATGAGTATAAAAACTGTTTCTTTTATAGGTTTAGTTACCAAATATAAATTGTCATTGTATTTTCAAACTATGCAATAATTTCAATTTTTTTTTTTGCAAATCATATGTCATTAAAAATTGATTTTTATTTATTGATAAAAATTAATTTATGAAAAACAATAAAATTGTTGTTGTATACATATCAATGAATTTTTTTGTGTCATAAGTAAAAAAAATTTAATTAAAATAATTTTTTGACAATATAATCGGAATATTTACCGCATGTGTGTTCATCAAATTTATTTTCATTGTATATCAATGATTCTTTCATCAATGACATATATTTGAAGTGTCTATCAATGCAATTTTTTACTCCGTAATAATAAGTATATGCACAATATTTATATAATTCTTTATTTGACATTATTTCATTGATTAATTTTTTATTATTTTCCTTGTATTTTATTTCAGTATTTGTATACATACTTCCGCAAAGCAATAACCAATTATCAAATTGTGGTATGCCCATATGGCAATATTTGTATGATTCATTTAAATAATCATAATTGGCAAATGCATTATTGCTCTTAAAATTTATAATAAAATCTCCGTTTGTTTTGTTTATTACATTTTTGTCTTCCAAAAAATCATACACTGTATTTTTGTATGATAATATTGATTCAAAAAATAGTTCACATTGTATTTTTATGTCTTTGGATTCATTTTGGTTTGCATTATCATTATTGTCATTTATTTCTTTATAAAAATAGTTTTCAAAATCTTCTTTTATTTGTGTGTGAATATCTTCATAAATATTTTTTATTGCTCCATCTGATATTTTTTCAAATTTTCCATTATGTAATCCTTGAAAAGGTAAATAGCAAGAAAAATAATATTTTAATATATTGAACACTTCCATAAAGAATTTTGGTGATGCATTTTTTATTTCAAACATATAAAAATTTGCCGTGTCAAAATCTTCATATGATTTTGGAATGCATATAATGTGCTTTGTTTTTTCATTATAGCAACATTCGTAACATGTTGGTGTATTTAATTCACAATAATGTATACGGCATAAAATTTCTCTTTCTGATAAATTTTGTGTTGTTTTTATAAAGTGTGTATTAAATTTATTTTGTTTCGTGCATGCTAAATCTGCGATGCCTTCTTTAAATATTAATATATCGCTCATTATGCTTTTATTTTTCATATCAAGTATTTTTTATTTGTATTGTATATATTTCAATTTTTTTTGTCGTAAAAAAATAGTCACAAAAAAATTGAAAATGCATATTTGTTGTAAATTCCATTGTTTTATTATTTATTAACTAACACTATAAAGAAACAGTTTCTGTTCTTTTTGAAAGCTTTTTGATAATGCAATACCAGCAACAAAAGAAATTAATGAATTCATCAATGATATTTGACCTTCCAGTTCGACATCATCGTCTTCCCGAAAATCTATATGATCAAGTTACTGATCACATTTTTCTTGGAGGTTATCTTTGCGATCGTCATCTCGCAAAACTCAGAGATGATCATCAAGTCAAGCATATTGTGAATGTTGCGAACGATGTTGTGAACTTCAAAATCGATGGTCTTATCTATCACGAATCCTTTCAATTTCCAGACGATTTCAATGGTTCTGACACATTTTTGATACACTTCGATGAAATAATGGACCTTGTGCATTCCATTGTTTCAAACAATGAAAAAGTGTATATCCATTGTAAAATGGGTTGGTCACGAAGTGCGTCGGTTGTCATTTCTTATCTCATGCTTCATGGTACACAAAAAAATACGGATACAAAGATGACATATGATGAAGCTTTGAATATTGTTGGTCCAAAAAGACCGCGAATTTGTCCTTCATTTGGATTTTGCATTCTTCTTGAAGATCTCAGTGAATTTCTCCAATCAATCAAGGAACCGTATTCAAAAGGACAATTTGCTGAGTATTATGACAAAAAGTACAAAAATGTGAAAAGTAAGTGAAATAAAAAACTTGCACAAAACAAACACACAAAATATTTTTTTTACTTTAGTTGCAATACTTTTTCAGCCAATTGAAAAGATTTGTGTATTTTAACATTAACATGAAATCCAAGACTTTCAATATTGTTTATAAATGATGTATTTCCTGTGTATACAATGGAATTCATAGATTCGGCTGTTCCAAAAATATTTTTATAAAGATCGCTCTGTATACTTGTGCACTGCGCGAATCGTTCAACTGGATTATTTTTAACAATTGTTACAAATTTTTCTATTTCTAAAAATCGAGATTTTTCATTTTTTAATCCATTTGTATTAACAATTAATTTGAATGTATCCCATGCATCCTGACATACATAAATTTTATCTCCATATGATAAAATTTCTCCTAATAATTCTTTTTTATATTTTGTTATAAGATGAACATCATTTATATCATAACATTTTATTTTGTCCCATATTCTTTTTATGATATCCTCATTTTTTATGTTTTCATCCAAATTTGTTAATTCAGAACACAATGTAATCAATGTGCTGACATCCAAATGAATTGAGTCCATATCTTTGCATGGATTCAACTGTGGCAAAGGTAAATCATTGAATGATTTCACAATAATTCCAATTTTTTCTATTTCCTCTTTTGTTTCATTTGGTAATTCTTCATAAAAAACCACAACAAGTTCTGGTTTTTTTTTTGCTGGTAAATATGATGATTTTTCTGAAAAATCTTTGAATTTTTTTACAACATTTAAAACGGAATAATTGCCATAGAAATCTTCATCAATGCTATTAACAATTCTCATTTTATTGCCGCCAATAATTTTTATCCAACGATATCCATTTTGTGTCAAAAGAACTGTTTCCATTATTTTTTCTGCATTCGGTAAACTATTTTTTATGTTGCATTCTGTCTCCAAAAGTGCGCAATAAATTTCATAAAAATACAAAAAATTTGCTGTTTTGTATTTTTGCAAATTTACTTTTGCATCATCATAACTTAATTTGCAACGACGTTTAATTTTCAAAATGTGATTTTGTTTTATTTTTTCGTATGCTGCATCAAACCGCGCATTCAAAGATTCAAATACTTGATCTAAGTGTTTTTTTTCTTGATCTATATTCATTTGTTTGTTTATTTATTATTATTATTTCAATGAAAAATTGATTTTTTCAATTTTTCATTGAAATAATAATAATAGATAAACAAACAAATGAATATAGATCAAGATAAAGATGATGATATACGTATTTTAATGCCAAAAAAAACAAAAGTGCGCACGCGAGAAAATGATGATTTCAATTCATCGGATGGAAAGCTTGACCTTTCTGTAATAAAAAAAAAGAGAACAGAACATATTGATTATTCATTAATGCATATTCCGAAATCACTAAAAGAAATTGAAATAGAAAATAAAATTATTGATGAATTAAAAAAACGCGAAATAACATTGAATGATGTATACAAATTAAATTTAAATATTGATGACAATATATGGTTTTACAATAATATACGCACAAGAGATAAAATGGAAGATAATTTAGAAAAAATAGAATTGTCAAGCACAATATATCAACGGTATGTTATTGTAAAAAATCAAAATTATAAAAAATTAGAAGATTTTAAATCAATATTTAATGCGGATGATGAAAGCAATTTTATGCAAAGAATCATGAACTCAAATTATGATATGAATATAAAATATTTATTGTATAAACGTTATCAATTATATTGTGCAAATAATAATCAAGCATCTGATGAATATTTAAAATATTTAGAATGGCTTGATATTGCGTTGAGTATTCCGACAACAAAAAGTATCCAAAATATACAAGAAAAAGAAATACAATCAAGTCTGAAACAATTAAATATATTTTTATCGAGTAAAATATATGGATTGAATAATGTTAAAGAAAAAATAATGGAAACAATGTGTGCAAAAATTTTAAATCCAACGGGAAAAAATGGAAAAATTATTCTTTTGGTCGGACCTCCTGGTGTTGGAAAAACTGCCATCGCATCTGTCATCGCTGATGCTATAAAAAGACCGTTCGATCAAATTTCTTTTGGATCAATACAAGACGCGAAAATATTAACAGGACATCAGTCGACATATGTTGGTTCAGTGCCAGGATTATTCACAAAAATATTGATAAAATCTCAACGTTTAGACACACTTGTATTATTCGATGAAATAGACAAAATAACAAATACCAGAGACAGTAATGTTACATCCGTTTTATATCATGTTTTGGACAAAGAGCAAAATATGCGTTTTAAAGATGTTTTTATTCCAGAAATTCCATTGGATTTATCACAATTAATCGTTATTTGTACAGCAAATGATATCACAAAAATAGATCCAATTTTGTTGGACAGATTAGAAGTAATTATGTTGCTTGGCTATGATATCAATGATAAAATCAATATATCAAAACAATTTATAATTCCTAAAATTACAACTGATTTAAAATTTAGTCCAACAGATATTATTATTAATGATGATGTATTGCGTTACATTATTTCGAAAAAAACAATTCAACAGCCAGGAATGAGAGATATCGAAAGGCGAATGTATGAATTGTATACAAGAATTTTATTATTAAAACATAGCACTGATGTTACATATTCTTTCTCAATACAAAATATAAAGTTTCCTTTTGTACTTACAAAAAAAAATATTGATAGTTTATTATAATTATTCATCATCATTCTCTAGCTCATAAATATGAGCTGGTATTTGAAAATGTTCTATATGAATTGATTCATCAGATGCAATATTTTCGGATTCATTCAATGGAAAGTTAACGAAATCATTGGGGTCGATACTATCAGAATCGGAATCATTTATTATTATTTTATTTTTTCTCACAATTTCAATAAATGTTGTAAGCGTTAGTTCATAATTATTTATTGAAATTGTGTCAGAATTGAGATCTTTATTTATAGCATTTATAATCTCCATAATATTTTATACTTGAAAATAAAATATTGTTTTTTCATATTTACATTTTTTTGTATACTTGCAAACCAAAATCATGTATACTCAGAATTGAGAGCATGATTTTGGTTTGCAAGTATACAAAAAAATTGATTTTTTTGCACAAAGATATAGAGAATTATATGTTTTTAAAATATTTTATGGTAAAAAAAAATGCAATATCAAAGTTAAAACATAAGCCGGATTCTGATGTAGATTCGGAAATATTATCCGATTCTGATGTGGATTCGGAAATATTATCCGATTTGGATGTAGATTCAGAAATAATATTCGAATCTGAATCTGAATCTGAATCCGAATCATCGTATATCGAATCAAATTTATCTTCTGATAGTGAAAAAGAAGATAAATGTATTACAATGAATGATGATATAAAAATAGATATGAAAGGATATGATAAATTGAAGCAACAATTATCTGAGGAACTGCGATTTGAATTAATTCCAAAAGAAATTTACGTTTCCACAATAACTGTCGTTTGTAGTTTTGATGGTATTAAATTTAATTGTAATAATATTGCAAGATATGTTGATATTTCACAAAATGGTATTGCGTCTGCTTCAAAAGATGATGGACATTCAATTCAAAATGGAACTAATATTATAATAAAACGATCAGTATTAAAAGATGAAAAAAAAAATAATAAAACCAAGAAAAAAGGATTTTATAATCAAGTATCTTTATATGTATATATTGGTTCCAATGGTAGAGATTATATTCATGTTAAATTATTTACAAATGGTGCAATACAAATGACAGGATGTAGATCTGTCGAGGATATATTAAAAGCAATAACAATGATAATAAAAACACTAAGTGTTGAAAAAGTCGTTATAGAGAATGATAAGCTCGAGGAAAAACCATTTGTTAATAATATAAAATATTTGAACTATGTTGGCGTATGCAATTTGGGAATTAGTATGATCAATAGTAATTTTAAAATTAGTTTCAATATTAATTTACCAAGACTAAAAACATTATGGGACACAATTTACAATAAGGATGATTGTCATTTTGATAAAGCAAGTCATTCTTGTGTAAATATAAAATATGATCATCCCGAAAAGAAAATATCAATATTTGTATTTGAAAAGGGAGCTATTGTTATTACAGGAGCAAGAAATGGTGAACAAATTGCGGTTGGGTATAATTTCATTAATAAATTTTTATATGCGAATTATAAAAATATTGTTAAAAAGGATATTGTTATATAAACCATTTTTTAATTATGCTAAAATATTATGTTTAATCAATTACAGCCTTATGAACCATATTGTTAACATATGGATTTTTTTGTAAATTTGCACTGAAAATATCATCCAAACGATTGTTGACATAAAATGTTGGATTTTTATCATTTCTGACAACAAACGACAATTTATCATTTGTTGGAATTTGCACATTGACTTGATGTAAACGATCTGATTGAGTTACAGTTTTGAATCTAAAATTTGTCATATCATTATTATACCCTTTATCGTTATTTACTAATGTAGGCATACGTCCCTTTGATAATTGCTCTTTTATGGTGTTTACATTCATATTGTATACATCCCTTCTACTCTTTGGACCACGGACATCAATATGATCTGCAGGGTTCACATGATTAGTAGCGCCAGTTATTTCTCTTTGAGTCACGTTGGAAATATCATTAAAATCAATTGCTTTTCCTGTAAATCTATCACCTGTCACTGCTTTTCCTTTTCTATCTGTTTTACTATGTATTTCACGCATTGTTGTATCAGGAATATCATTAAAATCAATTGCTTTTCCTACTGATTTTTCTCCTGACATAGCTTTTCCTGCTCTATCAGCTTTTTCATGTATATTTCTCATTGTATTTTTTGCGATATCATCAAAATTTATTGCCTTTCCTTTAGATTTTTCTCCTGACATTGCATTTCCTACTCTATCGGTTTTTTCATGTATGTTTCTCATTGTATTTTTTGTTGTATCATTTGGATCAATCATTTGACCCTTGTTATAATTTCCTGTCACAGCATTTCCAGTTCTGTCAGTTTCAGTATGAATATTTCGCATGTTTGCTGACATAATATCATCAGGATTATAATATTGAGATTGCACATAATTACCAGTTACTGCATTTCCCGTTCTATCAGTAGCAGTATGAATATTGCGCATATTTGCCGATGTAACATCGTTTTGATCATAATATTGCCCTTGTGTATAATTTCCGGTTACTGCTTTACCATTTCTATCAGTAGAAATATGAACATTACGCATATTTGCTGATGTAATATCATTTTGATCATAATATTGTCCTTGTGAATAATTTCCTGTTACTGCTTTACCATTTCTATCAGTAGAAATATGAACATTACGCATATTTGCCGATGTAACATCGTTTTGATCATAATATTGTCCTTGTGAATAATTTCCGGTTACTGCTTTACCATTTCTATCAGTAGAAATATGAACATTGCGCATATTTGCGGATGCAACATCATTTTGATCATAATATTGCCCTTGTGAATAATTTCCTGTTACTGCTTTACCATTTCTATCAGTAGAAATATGAACATTGCGCATATTTGCTGATGTAACATTATTTGGATCATAATATTGTGATTGGGTATAATTTCCTGTTACTGCATTGCCAGAACGATCAGTTACAGCATGAACATTCCGCATATTTGGATCTGTAATATCATCAGGATTAAAATATTGTCCTTGAGTATAATCCCCAGTCACGGCGTTTCCTGTTCTATCGGTTGCAAAATGTTCAGTGCGTGCATTTGCATCCAAGACATTTCCGAGAACATCAAAAAAATATGTTTTGTTTGTTTGATTATTATTTGCATGACCAATATATTTTTCTTTTTGTTCTCTTTGTGTTGCATTTGGAATATATGTGTTATAATTCATTTGTGCTTTCAACCCATCGACCAATTGTATGTTTGTTGGTGAACTTTGTAAGAACGATTGTCTTGATGATTGTTTATGTTTTTCTCTCAATTCGTTTGGCGTCACTTTATCAATATTGTGATTGGCAGCACCTACATAAACGGATTCCTTCAATCCACGATTGACACCTCCCAATGTTCTTGGATCAACTTCGCCGATCATTTTTGGTGCTTGAATTTGGTCTTGGAATGTTTTTTGTAAATTACCCTTGCTATTTTCTTTAAATTTAACATATCGTCTATTTTGTACTGTTCTACCTATCACTTGCCCACGTTCACCTTGTTGCCCTGCAACAATTCTTCCCTCATGCACAATTTTTGGTTTATCCGCGGTTCTTAATTCATCAACTGTTTTTGGTAAAACGCGATAAGTATCCCCCGCACCTCTCACTCCCATTTGATTTTGATTCATATTCAGTCCAATACCTGGTCCGACTTTGATTTGTTGAAATGGTAATACATTTCGTTGTTCTTTGCTTGCGTTATAGCGTCCCTCCAATGTGTCTGTCATTACTGGTGTTCCAAAAGTATTATAAATTGCATTTGCAGGATTAAATAATGGTGCTTGTTCTTCTTTGTGTTTCCAATCTGGTCTATCATCATTTGTTGCGCCAGAAAATAATTCCATTTTTTGTTGAAAAACATTGTTTGCATGTTCAGTTCTTAACTTATTGCCAACGCCTTTTTGTTTAAAATTTGGTGTCATATTATTATGAATAAATTCTTGTGGTTCGGCAATTCCGTATGTCATGTCATTATTTCCTTCAAAATTTGAATATCCTCCGTGCAGCGCTAAATCCCTTTCTCGTTCCATTCTTCCAACATTTGTTCCATTATTGCCAACTGCGTTTGATGATGCAGGATTTCCACATGTATCAAATTTTTGCAAATCAAATTGCGATAAATAATTATCATTGTCTGGAACTTTTTTTACAAATCGGCGCTCATGTTTTCGATTATCCATAAATCGTTCGCATTTATCTATAAAAAATCCCGGTTTGTTTATATTTCCACTCGAGACTACTGATTCATTATCTTTTGAGCATGCGTTTAAACTTATATCGTCAGAAAAGACGGATACATTATCCAATTGATCATTGTTGTATTTTGAATTTGTTGCGTTAATTCCTTTCGGAATAATTCCGGTCCTTTCTGGACTCATACTATCACTCGTTCTCTTTTTTGCCTTTTTGGCTATTGATACATTAATATCATTCGCAATATTATTATCATAAATATTTCTTATTTTTTTATGTTTTTTATTTGAATTATTTACTTTTTTATTATCATTATCGCTTCTCGAACTAAATATTTGTCCAAGAATTGCCAAACTACCCAAAGCATCCATTATATAGTATAGCGATATAAATTTTATTGCATATAAAAAACGATTTTGTATTCATATTATATAATGTCTGTATCAGGATTTTCTAATGTTGGTGGATTTAATCGATTGAGATATGATATGTGTGAATACAAACAAAATTTATACCAATCCGTTGGTCCTCTTGCTCATCAAATGTATGGCGGTGCATATGAAAATTGCCAAAAATGCATATATGATGATAAAAGTTTTTATCGTCCATTCGATTTAGTTGATATTGAATCAGAATTAAGAAATATTTCAAGACGTGCATCAAAATGCCCACAAAATAAATATTTACCGAATTGCAAGAAATCAGGATCATGTACGAGCACATTTGATAAATCAAATCCAATTGTTATGGCACAAGAAGTCTGTCCAATCGTGCGCAGTAATTTGCCCCGCATTACAAGCACAGGATATGAATTAAATGTTGAACCATTTTGCTCCAAAAAGTAATGATGAATCAAGTTTGTTTTTATAAAATTTTTTAATTATTGTTTTTAATTAAAAATTTTTATTCTTTATCATGAACGATAAAAAATATTTTCAATATACAATAGTAATTATTTTTATTCTTTTTCTAAATATATAATAATATGCAAATAGGATCATCAACAAGATCAATGTATGATGGATGCGCATATCCTGACAGATTGAAGGAATCAATGGATCCATTAAGTTATCAACTCAACGTTGATAGAATTCATAATTGTGGACGTTGTTTGCATGCCGGTGGAGCTGGTCCGCGCATGAGTTATATGGGATTTGGTAATAGCACATTAACTAATGGAAAATATGCATTATTCAATGACAATATTGATGTGGAATCAATTTTATCGAACCGCAATGTAAAAACATCAAAATGTAAAACTGGACATTTGAATCCAGTCAATTTAACTCAAAAGAAAAGTGTTGATTATTCATCGTGTAGCAATATAATTGATCCAGAATTTTCACGCTTGAGTGCACCGTCTTCAAATTATAGGAATATGGCGACAAACCGTTTTTATAATTTGTTGCACAATCCACAAGAGAACATATTTTATGATTTTTCGCGCAATACACAATTAGAAGCAAAAGACAATTGGGTTCCCGAATTGCCTGTTCCAATGGCTGATAAAGCATTACCTGTTGAATTTATTGGTAGTGGAAAACCAAAATCATGTGGGTTTACATGCAATTAAAAAATTGTTATATCAATATAAAATATTGTTTCGCGCAGTGAATATTTATTTTTTTTATTCTCAATAAAAATAAAATGCAAATCATATCAGAAAATTTAACAGAAAATGAATTACTATTATACAATAAAAAAATAGATGCTGAATATGAATTTATGATGGCACTACAAGAACGATTATTTCGCAAATTTATTGATGAAACAAAAAACTACGTATATGATGAAATGCATGAATACTATAAATATTATTTTAATGTGGAAAATAACATTAAAGAATATGATCATTCTGATGAATGTAAAAAAATATATAAAAAATTGGCTTTAATTTGCCATCCAGATAAAGGAACAAAGTCTGAACATATTATGAAAATAATTAATAAAGCATATGAACATAATGATATAAAAATATTAAAAAAATTAGATGAATGTTGGGAAAAAGATAATTCATTTGATAATTATAAGGATGATATTGATGAACATAAAGAGCTGACGAAAATAGATCAAATAAATTTATGGAAAAGAGAAACATGGTATTTATGGTATTCCAATGATTTTATATTGAGACAAATTTTCGTTCCACAAAATGTACTTGCTGAGCGTTATGCCACGAAAAATATTATTGATTTATTTTTTGAAAATGAAAATTTAATCAGGATGAACATTATGTTACAAGAATCAATTGAAAAATCTTTTTTTACATCATAATATCTCTATTATTCATATCACTATACGGTCTTGCAATTTTTTTGTTATCTCTGCGAGTGTCAATCCATTGATCAAACACTACATGATTTGGATCCTGAATATCATCAGAAATATAGCTATAATAATGTTCAACCGGATTTGGATAACCTCTTGTTTTTTTTGATCGCAATTGTCCATCGCCATAGTTCAAATAATTATCCGTATTCACATCGCGCAATTTTCCATTCATTAAAGGAACAGCCTTGTAATTATTTTCTTGATCCCTTTTGTTTTTTTCCTTATAGGAATCCATATTACTGATTATGGAGTCGAGCGAATATTTTGAATTATCATTGAGATCTGTATTATTTCCGTATGGCGTATATATATTGTATTTTATTTTAGGAGGAACATTTTTGTATACATTCGTTTTCGCCATTGATTCATTATTGTGTCTTATTTGTTGTTTGTTGGGATTTTCATCTTCATCATCAGATCCAGAATCCATCCATTCTTGTGGATCAAATTTTGATTTAAAATCATTTCCCGTGGCTGATGCAAAATGACGATCATTTCGATACATATCAAATCCTCTTGATATTATATCGTAATTTTGTCTCTGATCGTTTGCTTCTTTATCCTTTTGTTGTTTTGCTTTAATTTTATCAAGGCGTGCATCGTGCTGTTCTGTAATAGATTTAAATCCATTAGCTTTCGGATTTGGATTAATAAAATCAGCATGTCCTGTATTACTATTTATTTTTTTGTTGTGGTAAAAAAATTTTATAATTTCAATATCATTCTTTGTTATTTCAAAATCACTCTCTATTGTTCGCGACGTCAATCCCTTTTCCTTTAACATTTTTTTTGCCTTCAAATATTTAATAAGTCTTGGCTCCAAAGAATTTTGCATATATTATATCAACAGAATTTCATTTGTTACAATAAAACGAAATACCATTCAAATTCAAAATATTTGTTAAAAGAATTAGCAATGTACTTTATGTAAGTAAAATTTTATGATTATTTGATCCTGTTGAATTTTATTTTATACATATTGTTGGTTGACATAACGATTGCATAAATATCGCTTATTTTCATAAATTTTTTTTCTAATGCGCCCTCGTTTAATTTTATTTCGTAAAATGTATTTTCATCGTTTATTTCATATTCATATAATTTAATATTACAATATCTATTATGGGTAATTTTTTTAAATTCCACATCATTATCGCCCGAAAACATATCATAATCAAATTTATCGATATATATGTAATATCTAATTTTTAAAAAGCATCTTGATAAAATATCAAAGAAATCACATATATCAAATTGCGCATAATCAGGCATAAATTCATCATAATCATCATATGATTCTAAATGATTAATTTTTAATAATGTGAATAATATCTCGCAAAATGTTAAAATCAAAATGTCAAATAATGATTTAAAATAATCAATATTATCATCAATACATCCTGTCATGAGTTCTCCATATTCATCATCATTTTCGTATAATAATTTCCATGCAAGTTCTCTTGAATCTATTATATCCATTAATTTTGTTGTTTGAAAATAATATTTATTTTATCACCGCATTGCAAAGTTTATTTTTACATTCTGTATACTTGCGGATTGAATTATGTATACAACAATAAAAAATAAATATTTGTGTTATTTTGATTTTATTGATTTTAACATGAATTACAAAACATAAAATATTAAAAAACGATGCGTAATATACTTGCGGATTGAATTCATGTATACAACAATAAAAAATAAATATTTGTGTTATTTTGATTTTATTGATTTTAACATGAATTATTATCGCATCGTTTTTTAATATTTTATGTTTTGTATACTTGCGGGTTGAATTCATGTATACAACAATAAAAAATAAATATTTGTGTTATTTTGATTTTATTGATTTTAAACATGAATTATTACCGCATCGTTTTTAATATTTTATGTTTTGTATACTTGCGGATTGAATTCATGTATACAACAATAAAAAATAAATATTTGTGTTATTTTGATTTTATTGATTTTAAACATGAATTATTACCGCATTGCAAAGTTTA